TGAGCTTCAGCACCACCAACAAAGTTGTAGAATTCACGGAATCCTGCTCTTGTTTGGATGTCAGAAAATCTTTCACCATACTCTCCGCGGGCAGAACCTTTACGGAAAACTTTAGTACCATTAGCCAAATACTTGTTGTCTAAGTATTTGTAGTTGTCATTGTCTACTAATTGTACTGTATAGATGTATCCATCTCCAATAGGAAGGATATCTTCTGTAGGTACAACATACATCTCAGCTCCATTGTATTTGTCATATGTGATGATATCACCATGTCCAAATTCTCTGCGGCTTAACTTAAGGCGGAAAGTTGTTCCATCCACACCTTTGAAAGTGTTATCTGGCTCAATATCCTCAATGATGTAAGCTAAGTCTACAGACACTGGAGTCTGCCACTTATACTCACCACGAGCGTTATCAACCATAATTACATTTTTACCACCAAAGCTAGACATTTGGTAAAGAGGCATTTCTACCTTTTGAGCCATAGCCCAAAGGTCCACTGGACCTAGATCCATTGGTTCTGCATCCTTCAACATGTTAACCAAGTGGTAAGAGTCTACGTGTGAACTAGCATTGTAGTTGGTATCCCGTAGAAATATACCATTGTTTAAAACTGGAGTTGCCATTTTTATTTGTTATTTAAATTGTTACTAATTAAAATCTCTTGAACATATTAGATCTTGAGATGGTTCTTTGAGGTTTTGCGGTTCCTCTCTTTTGTTCTTCATACTCATCAGTACTAGAAGATGAAGAGATTTTCCTAGACTCCTCTGTCTTTAATTGTCTTACTGTTTTTTCTACAGCTGCTTTACCACCTTGGTCTTTTAGTTTACTTTTATATCCATCTGGATCTGCAAGTAACCAAAGTGCCTCAGCAATAAGATCATGTCTTGGTTCAATAAACTGATATTTCTCAAGTAAATGTCCAAGCATGTTTGTTTGTTTACCAGAAATTGAAGGGTAGTTAGGCTGAACTAATCCTGAGTATAACATACTCTGAATTTTTTTGTCAAGCTTAACACCGTTTATCTCACCAGTTGCTAAAGTATTATATACATTATCTGTATATTGTTTAGCTTGTTTAGCCTGTTGTTCTTTTCTAGCTTCTTGTTCTGCAAGTTGATTTGCTACAATCTCATCTTGCATACGATCTAACTTAGGTTTAAACTGTTTAGCTTTTTGCTCAAGTTTACCCATATCAGCCCAATCATCTATCTCAGATTCAATTTCTTCTGGAGTACCAAATTGTGTTGCGTATAAATACTGTCTTGCAATTTCTGCTTGATCATTCTCACTTGTAGGATCTAGTTGTACTATTTCTTCTACATAAGCTAATGTTCTAAACAGACCTTTAAGATCTGTACCTCCGTCAGCAACATACTTGGCTGCAATTTGAAGTTCTTCTGGAAGAGAGTTAAAGAATTCTTTTGGTGTGTCTTCTCTAACTTTATTTTCTCTTTCTTGGAAGTTTGCTTCAAATAACTCTCTGAAATCTTTAGTAGTATAATCCTCTAATGGTTTATCATCATCAAAAGGAATTAATGTACCTTCCTCAATCATTTTAATTGCTAGCTCAGCAAGACCTGACTTATCTACTTTAGGTCTACCTTTGTTACCAGCATCTTCTTCTTGAGAAATTAAGCCATCAAGTTCAGCTATTGTTTCTTCAACTTCTGCTTTCTTTTCCTTAGCTTCCTGTCTTTCTTCAGGAGTAGCCTTGGGGTTGTCAAGGAACGTAGTATCTACTTCTTCTTTAGAAAATAGATTTTTAGGTTTCTCTTCAGCTTTACCATCTTCAGGAAGCATTACACTTTCTGCACCCGGCATACCAAAGATCTCATCAATGTTTACATCTACTTGATCTACCTTTGTAGTATCAAGAACCTGGGTTTCCCCAGTTGGATTGTTGGTTGTTTCCATGTTGTTGGTTTTTAATTATACTTTAATATACAAAATAAACTTGATAAATTTAAAAGACTTCAGATATTTTTTTGCACTATATAGCTAAGTCTATTTTTTCTTATCATTTTTATTTGGCTTGTCAAACTTATTTTTGTTCTCTCTAGCTATTTGTAACTGCTTATCTGCTATTTCTCTTTGCACATTAAGTTTTTGTCTTTCAATATCTATCTTTTGAGTTTCTCTGTAATTCTCATTAGTTTGCTTTTCTCTCTGAAGGTTCATTTGTGATTCATACTGTTCAGTTTGTCTTATATCCTTCATAGCATCTTGGAAGTCAGATACTTGATTTTGATTTACATCTGCCATAGCACCATATCCAGAAGCTCTAATTTCAGCTACTGTAATATCTTTCTGAATCATCTTATCATCTCTTTCAGCAGCAGCTTGGATTTCCATCTGTTTTTGTTTTTCAGCTGAAGCAAGTTGTTCTTGCTGCATTTGTTGTGCAGACTGTTGCTCTTGTTGTTTTTGTTGTGATTGTTTTTCTTCAGATGACTTAAGTGCATTATTAAGTTCAGAAATAGAATCAGACTGAATAACTTTACCAAGATCATATATAGAGGCTCCTGTAGTATTATTCTGCATTGCCATGCTTTTTAATTGTTCTAACACAGCTCTATGGTTTGCCGTAGTTGTGCAGAATATATTTAGGTCTCTCAAAAGTAAATCAGTTCCATTTACTTGAAAATTAACTTTATCATCAGCTCCTGTGATATAACTTAATCTAGTAGATGGTTTTGTAGAATGATAATATTGAGCAAGGTCAGTACGCATTTGATGCACCCTAGGCATTAAGTAATCACAGTGTTGAATAAAGAATACTTCTGTTTGAGCATATGATGCTGCAGCAGCTTGTTCTACTCCGGTAGCTGTCATTTGAGATAACTGCTGTCCCATCCTTTGAGGGTTTACCCCTATAACTTCATAAGCCTGTTGCTTAAAGTGATTAGCCAACTGAATCCTAGACATTAATCTTTCTGTCTGAGATAGATCAAGTTTTTGGAAATGCTGGAAGTTTAATGCATTCTCTGTATTTGTAATAGATGTATCTAGAGGAAGCATCTGGAAATTTTTCATAGCTACATATGCTTTTGCCAAGTTTCCTTTACCCCAATCTTCTCCTAGTGAATGTCGTGGAAGAGTGTTCTGATCTAACATAATGATAGTACCAAGCTCATCAACTAAGATGTCTGCAATCTGATTGTTAACTATATTGTAACCAATCTGATATGGCTTCATTAAGTCAAGTAATGCAGTTGACTTAGTATTCCTATCTGAGAACACAGCACCTTCCACCGGTAACTTACAACCATATAAAGTACTGTCTCCTTTAAACTGAAACTTTAATGGTCCAATATGATTCTTGTCTACACCAATATAGACAGGTGAAAATCCTCCTGGATTATTCATACCCCAGAATGAAGGTATGTTTGGGCCAATCTTTATACCACCCCAAGTTTCATTAATCCAGATCCAATCAATATGTTCTCCATATACTAGATTATCTTTTGTTTTGTTTTTAAACAATCTAGTATCATAGACAGGTTTGTCTTCTACTTTATAGTCTTCAGTTATTATCTCATTTATAACTTCACCATTCTCAGCTATTTTAGTAAGATGTCCAATCTTCCGCTGAGACTTCCAGTAACCTGTAGTTACTCTTAATAGATATGCAGTACCTTGATCAAAGTAATCTTCTCCCTCAGACATTATTTGAGCTATAATATCTCCTCCATCTAGGACTGATCCTGCACGCATTGTGGTATACTGTCTGTATGCTAATGAAGGCATGTTAACATTCCACTCATGACTTTTAGTTCCGTCATAGTATGTACCATCATTTTGATAACCACCAACTATATAACCACCGGATCTGATAGGATAGATTGCTTCTAAAGCCTCTAATTGATCTTTAGTCATAGCATAACCATATCTGTCAATTACATCAGCTACAGTCATCATATCTATCTTACCTACCCAGTTACCTTGTGATATATATCTAGCATCCGGTGACTTGTGATAAAATGTAATAGGCGGGTTCCACAACTCTACTTCATAATCATCTTCCATCATGCGGAAATGCCAGAACTCTCTATCTGTAATAAGCATGTCACGGAAACCTCTTTCTTCAAGCTCATCCATCTTAAATCTTTCAACATCTACTTTATGTTGATGAGATGCCCATTGTTCTGCCATAGATCTGTAGTCTTTCTTAAAGAATGATTCTATTTCAGGAAGAGATTTAAGTTTGTCCGGACTCAATTCTGCTTGTGCTTCTTCAGAATCAGGATCTAATCCTTGTTCTAATAAAGCTGCAGTAATTTTAAGTTGAGCATCAGCTAAAAGAACTTCTTCAACAGCTACTCTTTTTTGCTCTAGCATTTCATTATAAGAGTATTCATCTACTGCTCTATAAACAAGCTTAGTTGATCTCTTTGCAAATTCAGCTACTAGAACATTAATAACATTTGGGATGATAGGATAGAACTTTAACTCTAATGCAGATACATCTTCTTTTGTTAGTACTTCTACTATATCTCTATAATCATTATCTTCTTCAACTATATAATCTGATCTATCTATTACACCTTTTGCAAGTTTGTAGTTCTTCATTAATCTGCGGGCATTTCTGCGGATTTGTTTCAAACCATTCCACTCCAACCAGTCAAGGTTCCATGCTGCCCACTCATCATCTTTATCTTTTTTTAATAAAAACTGTAAAGGCTGAGTAATACTACCCATTCTGTTATGGGAAGCTTTGACACCTTTCTTAGCTTGTAATGCGTTTATTATTTGCATATCACTTATTTAAGATTCTTAAATGGGGATCTTTTAAATCCCTGTCCTCCAGAATAAAAAGATTTACCCATATGCCGGAACGGACTACTCTTTAATTTAAACAAATTTTCTGACTTTTGCAAGTTTTTAGCTGCATCATCCATGATTGTTCTTCTTGTATAACCTCTATTAGACTGCTGTATTTTCATAAATGCAACAAGTGCACAGAATGAAACTAGCCTATCCACGTTGACTCCATCTGCATATGCTCTCATTTCTTTAAGTAACATAGGGTCAGGAATCCTTTCTATACCATATTTAGTTCTAACTATAGTACCGTCTGTCTTTGTTTCTATATCTAATTCTTCTTTAGTATATTCTATAGCATAACTAAGAAGGTGAGCTTTGAATAAAGTACCGGTGTTTTTCCAGCCATATTCCTGGAATACATTAGCATTAGCTCCTAAATCTTTTAAGAACATAATCTGACTCTTAGGTACTAAGTATCTTTGTTTTTTTCTAGATATCATATACTGGATGAATAATGAGATGTTATTCTCTATTACTGTCCATGCATTATACCACTCTATAATTAGCTCTAGTCTCTGGTGTGTTTTATTAATATCATCAAACCTTCCGCACCATGCGGCTACAATCTTATCTGGTTCTATATAAGTCTCTGTCTCTGTACCTGTTACTTTAGTTACTTCTACCGGTGCTTTCATTACATATATAGAACATAATGATTCTGAGGTAGTTGTCTTACCTTCAGACACGGGGTCAATAGATGCATAATACTGTCCAAATGCAGGATCTTTTATTGGTCTTTCCCATACAACAAGTACACCTGTTTTATCCTCTGTATTCTTAGTTACAGGGAATTCCATTATAGGTCTTTTATTAGATGCTTTAACACTAGGCTTCCCATTCTCATCTGTTGAGATATCTAAGAACTCATATGCATATTCTTTATCTTCTATTCTTCTTTCCTGTGCTGTAACAAGATGTGTTGGGAATACAGATACTGTTCTATGTGCAAATGCTTCTTCTACATTTCTTGGATGCTGAGAAATCCTCAACTGGTATGTCTCTGGGTCTAATTCTTTTTTCCAAACTTCAAACTGTTTGTCTAAAGCTTCTAAGGCTTCAGTAACAAGTGAGTTACCATATTTATCAATATATGGAGGCATTGACCATTGTTCAGGTATGAACAGTCCGGATAAACCAATAGTACCTTTAGAGTCAACAAGATTTGATTCTACTGAATACACATCATTATCTAAAGGTTTTACAATCATTTTTCTTAATGGCTCACATTGAGACAAGTCACCCACAGATCCTGCAGCTATAAACATCCCTGTTGTAATTAAACCAGATCTCATGGCAGGACGCATGTACTCATATGTCTGATCCATCTTAGGAGCAATCCCTGCTTCCTCATGAAAGAAGTACTTAACTGGACCCCCTACACCATTTGTAGGATCTTTCTCAAATGACATACCTTGTATAGTACCTTTAAGACCTACCTCAGCTTTTCTATTACCTTTTCTGACCTCAATCTTTTGTTGCCACATCATTACTTTGTCTGGTGACATAGGACGGTACCATGCAGTATGCTCATTTAAGAATGCTGCATATTCCTGTAGGAATTTCCAGGATCCTTTCTCATTTATATAATCCTTGAGACTTGCTCCAACTTTAAGAGTAACACCGGCTTCAAACCATTGCTGGTTTATAAGCTTACCCATATGGTAGTAGGAAGATGCTATCTGACGTTTCTTTAAGATAGCTACATGTTTATAGTTTAGTTCTGCTAATAGTTCATATAAAGCCATATGATACTGAGCATCCCGGATATCAGCAAATCCAAATTGTTGTATCTCTTTGTTAAAGATAGGTAGGAAGTTAAGCCACATGTAGTACTCTCTTGCTAAGAACCAAGCTTTAGTCCCGTGTTTAATCAGCACACCTTTTCTGCATTTAGCTTTCTGGTCATCCCAGTAGTTAATAAAGTCTTTAGACTTAAAAGGAGCTGTAGTATATATACCAAGCTTTCTAAACTTATTTGATTCTGATACAAATAACTCTGTACTAACATCATCAAACTCATACTGACCGGGTTCCTTAAATATTGAGCGCAGATATGTAGCAAACTCTTCTCTGCTATCAAAAGATGTGGTAGTCCAATTACCATTATCCCAAGTTGGTATGTCTTCAAAGATTTGACTCATGACTAACTATCATATGCAAGACCCTGACCACCACGGACTTTGCTTTGTTGTTCATCCTGTAGATCTTTGTAGACTCCTTTAAAGGATTGTCTAATACCATCAAAGTCTTTTGCTAATGCTCTTATCTGAGCTATATTACCATCTTTACCATCAGTAATCTGTGCAGTAGCTAGGTAATTAGATATTCTATCTAGTGCTTTCTGCATACCTCCGTACGCGCGTGAGGTTGGAGTTTCATATAGTTTCTCACAGAATCTTAATGCATTATATATCTCAGTGTCTTCTGTAGAGAATTCTGCTTCTATCTCCCGCATGATTAATGATTCTTTCTCTATATGGGGTGTATGGAAGAAAGGATTCATATCTGGATCCGGGCATGTCATATAAAATAAATACTGATATATTTTAAGATAGTCATCTGGATAATCATCCATTATATCTTTAAGAGACTTCAGTGTATAACAGTGTTCAGTAGGAACAACTGTTTTATTCTGTACATCAAATAGTTTAATCAGCATTGTTATTTCTTTTTAATTTTGGCTTTGTTGTCATGAAGATAGTGAATAATAGCATGCACTTCATCTACTAAATAAGGTACTTCCATTGGTATTACTTCTTTTACTATAGGTTCTCCATTGTCATCTAGTTTGGCAATAGGATATCCCCACTGATCTTCTTTCTCTACTTCAAATGTTATGTGGTGTATAAATATATTTCCGGGTCTTAGTTTAGGATTATGCTTCAATATAATATACATATAAATGCTGAGCTGTAAAGCATAATGATAAAAGTTACAGTCATCTAAGTTATTTACAGGATGAGACATCTTATCAGATATTCCTTCCCAATTTACATAT